TGCTTCTGCGCGAAGCGGTCGTGAACGAGAGAAGGCTCAGCGTTATCTATAAGATAGTCTGCGTAATACGTCTTCATCTCGGGAGAAAGACCCTCTCCGTCTGCGTACTGCTTGACCGTGCTATTCTTTGCGTTTATCTCTCCCTCAGTGCCCATCACGGTCTCACCTGCACCGAAAAGCTGCAAATTGATCTTAAAATTATTCATAAACATAAATTCCTTTCTTTTTGAAAATATCTATCATAACAAATATCAAAGGTGAATTTTTTCACCCTTAAGCGCCCTTGAAGCCAAAGACGCGCGCTCACTTTTAGTCAATTTAGAAACGTCAAGCGAAGAACGAGCCGAGCGCGGCGACACCGCATTTTCCGAAATCCTGGCACGCATAGCCTTGAACTGACGGTTCATTCTTTCCTCAGTCTCCCTGACTGCCCGTTCGCGCTCAGCGATAAGAAGCGAGTCGATATCGGCATAATTTTTCGCCTCATCCTCAAGCCTTCTCACCTTTTCCTCAAGCGCCCTGTATTTTTTGAACCGTTTGTTTATCAGCCTCTGCGTATCCTCCCTGAAAAGCTCTTTAAATCTTGTTTTGATAAGCCTCTCGTATTCTTCCCTGTCGCTTTTCTCATCATTTGACTCATCACAAGCCGCACCTTCAACGCTATCAAGAGCTTCGACTCCCTCATTGGGGTCATCCCCTGCGACTTCGCGATCGCAGTCATCGCAATTCAGGTCCGTAAGGCAGGACGAGCCGTCTCCGTCTTCAAGCGAAGCGGATATAATATCTTCATCATTCATAAACGTAAGATACCTCCTTAAGTTACCACGAAAAAACGTGTCCGTGTCACGCACCGGCAGATCGGCAAGCGGCATAGACAGGCGGCTTTATCCTCCACCCCCACGCCATAGAGTCGACCGAAACCGTACCGGGATAAGTCAGAGCGATCTGTATAAGACCTATGCAGCAAAGCTTCATCGCCTCCTCGCCCGAAGGGTCGCATTCAATGTCGGCGACCCCCGAGCCGATAGAATTGATCTTAAGATATGCACCGCTGTTAGCGAGATACCCAAGCATCGCGTAAACTATCCCCGAAACCGCGGCGCAAACAATGTCCGCACCACTCTCAGAGTAGCCCGCGTGGCCGCAAATGATCGCGCGAAGCCCCGACTCACCCCTTGAAAACGACGCCTTTATCATGCCTCACTCTCCTCAAGATATTCGCGGCGCAAGCTCATCTTGAGCTTCTCAACGCCCTCGAAATCCATAAGCTCAAGCATCATAAGCGTCCCCTTGACGTTCTCAGGCAAAAACGCGCCCGAATCGTAAAGGGATTTGGCAAATTCATTCTTCTCCTTTGCCTCGGAGGGTGACTTTTTGGTAGCGGATACCACGATGTCAAGGTGAGGTCTGTAGCCATCCTCACCAAAGGCAAGCTCTCCGCCCGAAAAAGTCAGATAATCCCTCGCTCCCTCGCTGCCGGTAATGCGAAAGACTCTCGCACCCGAATAAAATTCACCGATAAGCTCGATAGCAAGTGAAATTATCTTGACAAAAGCCCTGTAAGACTCTTCAATTCCGTCTCTTGAGGACTTTGCCCCCGCCTCGCGAAGAACACTGATCGCGGACGCGGCGGTAACACCGCCGGTAATGCCTCCCTGCGAAACGTCACGCGAGCCGGTGATCTCCTTGAGCTCCTCGATCTTCATCTTCTTGCAGTCCATAACAGACTCATCCATCGGGGATATCTCTATCTGACGGAGCTTCTCCTCGTCAATATCCCCCTCGACCTCAACGATAGAGCGACCGAGATCAAGAAATTCCTTCTCGTTGACGCCGAGAGAGCGCTTCGCCCAGAATCTCACGCGCGAAGCCCAATCCGAGTAAGCCATCATATTGTCGTCAACGCGATTTATGTAATCCTGAATACCCGAGGCTATGGCGATCATACCAAAGCCGCAGATCCCCTCGTTGCAGGGATAAAGCCTGTCAAACACGACCGGATAAAGCCCGTGAGCATACCAGCCGCCCTCGTAATCTCCGTCGGATTCCGAGCAAAACAGCACCGTATCCCCACAGAATTTGCAAAGATGAAGCACCGTCTTGCCCTCTGGAAGATATCGCTTGTAATAGTGGTCAACGACCACACACTTCCCGTCATCCGAGACAGCGTATCCAAGTGCAGACGCGATCGCGGAGTCTCCGTTTCGGTTTTCCGAGTATTTGAAATGAGGATACAAGGCCTCAACAGCATCAATGTCCAAAGCAGAAACAATAAACAGATTCTTACTGTCCTGAATATCGGATACCCCCATCTCCCAGAAAATATCGGACAAGCTTATCGAGCGTATATCCACGTCGCCGAGTCCGTCTTCAAGCATAGTATTCCAGAAAACGCCCCAGACAGCCGTTCCGTGCTTGAGCTTTTCCCAAGCGTTTTCAGAGTATACCTGCTCAATTCCCGCTCTCTCGCAAAGCACGGGAATGATCTTAGTAAGCTTATCTGCAACCGCCTCATCGCGTTTTTCACGCGGAAGACAGCATATCTCGGGCAGACTGTCAATAATGTCAGCGTGCTTGTTGACGATGCTGTTAAAGACCCAGGAGGACGAACGGTCCGACGAATAGATGTTTTTCCAGATCTCATCCTCAACCCTCAACCTCGCCTCAAGCTCCCCCTTTTGTCTCTTGTAGGCAAAAAGATGACTCTTAGCCGCCTCAAGATCGGGGATTAAAAAAGTTTTCGTTTTTTTCATATCTTTCCTTTCATATAACGCCCCGATTCAAGGGAGCGCACGTTACTGTAAAAATCTCGTCCTTACGGGATAACGCTCACGCGCATAGCCGCCGTAAAGATCAAGCGGATCGTATGACTTTTTAAGTCCAACGCTCCCCGGGGCTTCATTCTTTCGCCGCATAGGACGCGCCATGCAAACGTATCGAAGCTCATCGTAAATGTGGTCCTCTCCCGTCGTATCAACATCCTCAACGTCAACGCTTGAGTAAACGAGACAAGGGATCGTCCTCAAAAAGTTGCGGCACGTCGAGAAAACGTAGAGTGACGGACGCCCCGCAGAGTCAAACGCCAGGCGGTCATGAACCTGCATCTTTCCGGCAATGCGCGAGTTGTCAGCGCGATCGAAATACACACCAAGTCTCTCCATAATACCGCCAATACTCTCACCGCCGTTTTTCTGATATATCGCGGGGTCGGCGATACCGTGAATGATCCTTCCGCGCAGATTTTCGTCCTCCGATTCGATACGTCGGATCTCCTCGGCAAGGCGAGTGGCCTCCCAGCGCACCCCCACGTCGGGAGTACCGGTACAGCCGTAAAGCTCGCGGATCCGATATAATGTTCCGTCGCGGTCCTCAGCATACCACCCAACCGAAAAGGGTCTCGAGTATCCCCAGTCAAAGCCCCTAATAATGCTCCAATCGCGCGGCACAGTGAACGGGGAGATCACGTGAGTGCCAATTCGTTCGGAGTATCTGTCGGGATCGTTTCGCCATTCCGTGAATACCTGACCCGAAAAGCCATCCCAATCTCCGTAAAGAAGAGCCCTGCGCTCAGCGTCGGGGAGCGACGCAAGCCGCGTAAGGTATCCGGGATCGTTTTCAAGTAGTATCTTGTTGTCGAAAACAGTAGACGGAACGAAGATGCGTGACCTTCGCCGCTCCTCCTCGTGTCCGTCGGGGAATGTGACCTTGACACTCTCCCATATCGTCGTCATAGGCGGCGCAGGAGTGATAAAGCGAGCCTTGACCCAACCGTGTCCGATCCCACCGGGGTTGGCTTGAGCGCGCATATAGCAGCGCGTGCCGGGACCGTTCGGTCGGTTGCGCGAGAAGAGATAGCTGTACTCGTCAAAGGTGAATTGCGTAAGCTCGTCGAAGTCGATGAAATCGTAACGCTTGCCCTGATAGTTGTAGCGGTCGGAGACGTGAGCAAGAGATCCGAAATAGATCTTCGCACCCGAGGGAAATTGCCATACGTGCTTGCTATCGTTGAAGACCGCGCCCGAGCAGGCGGCAGAATAGATTTCGTGAGAGCGATCTATAAGCTCGGAGAGCTGCGGATAGGTCTTGCGAAGTATCAGACCGCGATAGTGCGGGATCGAGATCTGACGGAGAGCCTCCGCGAGCGCACAGTCGCTCTTCCCTCCTCCTGCCGCACCGCCGTAAAGAGCCTCGTCCTCAAGTCGGCGCATAAATTCAGCCTGGCGCGGCTGCGGCGTCCAGATCACGCGCCTCTCATTCGCCGCCATCCTCAAGATCTCCTATTCTGTCAGCGCGCGGGATCTCAACGATTCCGCCCTCACCGTCCTCGCCGTCATCCACGTGAAGCTCCTTCTCCTTCCAGCGGCAGGGCTGGCGGTTCTTCAACCAGAAGATCTCAGCCTTGAGATCGGGCGGAACGTAGCTCTCGTCAAAGCCGACGGCAAGCTCCTCGTATTCCTTGACCTTTTTCCCGGTGTCGGGATCGTAGTCAACGCGCTTGAGCTTGTGAGTCTTGTTCGTCTTGACGCTGTATCCGGTCGCCTTCTTGTATAAGGCCTCAACGACCGAAAAATCAGCCTCCTTCCGCCCGATCTCGATCGCATCGCGGAACTTTGCGTATTTCTTTCGCCATCGCTGAAACACGTCAAAGGTCAATCCGCAACGCTCTGCGATCTCCTCATCCGAAAAGCCCTCCTCTGCCAGTCGGCGTATAGTCTCAAAGCCGTACCTGTCGCACCATTTTTTATATGATCCCTGTCTCGCCAATGCAAGCACCCTCCTTGCGAGCATCGGGCAAAGCCTCGCTGACCTCAATGACGTAATCGTCACCGGATGAACTGGACCGAACGATATATCTTCCAAGCGCGTCGCTTATCTCCTTTTTGGGGATCCTGACCGCACCGTGCTCTGCCACAAGGAGCGCAATATATGCCGAAAGGATAACGTTGGCCATCCTCTCCGCCTCGTATTTTTCTCTCTCAGCCTTTATCTGCATATTCTTGTTTTTGAGAATATCCCTGATGCTGAGAAGCTTTCCAATAAAGTCCTTCAAAAATTTCTTGAACATAACCTTTCCTCCATAAAATACTTAATAATAAAACCTGTGATTTTCATGAATACGCGATCCACAATATTAATTAATCCGCGATATTAATAAACTCACGATAATAATGAATCCGAGTTATTAACAGATCCGCGATAATCGAAAACGAACTCGCAAGCAAAGGCCGTCAGCCATCAGCATATTTTCTGTCATAATAGCGATCCATGACCGCCTTAAGCATGCAAGCCTTCCAATTTTCGGGATGACCGCAATATCCGTAAACGACCTCCCTGCGAGCGACCTTGTCAGGGAAGGTAAACTTCGCACACTCACAGACCGTCCTTTCCATACCTCTCGCGTCCTTGAGATAAGGACACATTCCTGCAAAAGCCATTGTATTTTTCCTTTCTACGCGCCCCGCGCGATTTTAACTCCTTGTGTTTTCTTTCTGTTTCATCTGCTGCTTCTGTTTTTCTTGCTGCTTTCACTCCGCACCCTGCTTTTATTTCGCATCCCGCTTTCAGTCGGCATTCCGCCTTTATTCCGCATCCCGCTTTCAGTCGGCATTCCGCCTTTATTCCGCATCCCGCCTTTATTCTGCATCCTGCTTTCAGTCGGCATTCCGCCTTTATTCCGCATCCCGCTTTCAGTCGGCATTCCGCCTTTATTCTGCATCCTGCTTTCAGTCCGCATCCTGCTTTCAGTCCGCATCCTGCTTTCAGTCAGCATTCTGCTTTCAGTCAGCATTCTGCTTTCAGTCGGCATTCCGCCTTTATTCTGCATCCTGCTTTCAGTCAGCATTCCGCCTTTATTCTGCATTCTGCTTTCAGTCCGCATTCTGCTTTCAGTCGGCATTCCGCCTTTATTCTGCATCCTGCTTTCAGTCCGCATCTGCTTTCAGTCCGCATTCTGCTTTCAGTCCGCATTCCGCCTTTATTCCGCATCCTGCTTTCAGTCCGCATCCTGCTTTCAGTCCGCATCCTGCTTTCAGTCCGCATCCTGCTTTCAGTCCGCATTCCGCCTTTATTCCGCATCCCGCTTTCAGTCGGCATTCCGCCTTTATTCTGCATCCTGCTTTCAGTCGGCATCCTGCTTTGAGTCCGCATCCTGCTTTCAGTCCGCATCCTGCTTTATTCATCTTCCCCCTACCTCCGCATCGTTTTATCCTTTTAGCACATTTGTTCTATTTTCGTGCTAAAAAAATAAATTACCACCTGAAAACTCAAACATTCCGCTGCCTCACCGCAAAGCTTCCCCGCCCGCCACCTTCAAATTTTGATTTGTCGAACGGTTTAAATTGCATTTCACGGCTATATATTTCTTTCACGGCACGCTTTGCGCCGTAGGGACCGACGTCCTCGGCGGTCCGCAAAGCAAACGCCTATAAAACCCTTATGGCTGAAAAGATACAAT